GGTATCTCCAATCGCTGAAGCCGCTCAAGCAGGATATTGATGTATACGTAGCTAACCATGCGGATTTATTGTCATTATCGCAGGCCAAAAAGCATGCGGTTGAGACAATGATTATAGATCGGTGGATCAGTGATCCAGATAAGTACCTGTTTTCGCAGGATGTTCGGCTTCAAAAGGAGATCATCCACACCATGCAGGGCGGCCGTTATTACGATCACCAATCCGAGCGCCTGGAGCGCGGCCTCGCTACCACCATCATCGATCCTGGTGCCGTCGCGGCCGACCTGGCCGACCTGTCCGCAAAAAAAGAGGTATTGATCGCGGCCCTCAAGAGCCTATCCAAGGGATAATTGATGTATTACCATGTCTGTATTGTTCACCGTTACGTACAATTGTTGTAAGTACCTGTAATTATTGAATCGACATAATTGTCGTTTTTAACATAATGTACCTACTCTGCACCTTCCGTAATCGCACACTACATGTATAACGATACATTGCCTACTCTCGCAACGGGATATAGGTAATACACCATCGACGTTCGCCGATCCCATAAATATTATGTCAACTCATCAAGGCACCTCGTCTCCGCTCTGCCCCTCCTCCCTCGTCTCATCCTCCCTCTGCGGTCTCAACTGTTCTCGATCCCGCCCCATACCTGCCCGGCCTACCCGGGTACAGCCCGCTGGCCGAATCTGTGTTTATAGTCGTATCTATTCCCCCCGTGGGTACGAAAATTTCAAAAGCCCTTTTCTCCTCATAAGACTACACTTGACAACCTTCCCTTTTCCGATTTGCATTATGGGCATATGTTCACTTCCTCTCAACCCCATTCCGTTCCGTTTTTACCTGCCAAATCAGACCTGACTCTGTTTTCTTTGTATTGGGGGTCAAAGTTTGAACCGTTGGGACCCTGTTTTTGTACGTCAATAAAAACAATGGTGAAGGGGGCTACGATAGCGTCGGAAAAGGCAGAGCTCCGGTCTGCCCTGCCCCCTATCTTCTTTAACCGGGCGGCACCCGGAGGTGCTATGGATGCGAAATCGGTACACAAAAGTTTCGAATATCGTAAGGGACAGCTTTCTTCCGCAGCTAAGTTCCAACGCATGGAAGATTTATTCTGTGATAGAGCGGAGAACATTGGGGTACCACCGCGAGAAAATGCGGGACAGCGTAGCGGATCTGTGCCGCATGACAGGGCTGTCAAAGAACTCCGTGCTGAAGGGCCTGCGAGAGCTGGAAAAGATGGAATTGATTCTTCGGCGCTCGACATCCGGGAGGATTTCTCAAGAGATTACAATCGTTATTCCCGTAGAATGGAACTGGTAAACGGTGCAAAGTTTGAACCGTTGTTCTGCTACGCCGCGCCCATCAGGAAGGCCGTAGGGGAATACAAATTTCTCATCGACCTGGGTTCCCTCGCCCACATCCACTCCGACGTGATCTATCCCACCGAGGCGGCCGCCAAGACAGGGGCCCTTGCGCTTGCGAGAAATCTTGGGGCCACCATCTCCTGGGGGATACTCTATGAGTAGCTTCGTAGGGAATTACACAGAGTTTAAGCCATGGAAGACCGAGATCGCGCGTTTCACCTTCAATGGCAACCTCGTGACCCTTCATTCGACAGGGCAGGCATGGATTTCAAAGCCCGACGGGGTGCTCGTCGCTTACCGGGAGATGCCGTGTAGATTCGGCTGTATGGAGGAGATATGAAGAGAGGGGACATTATACCGGAAGGAGACAAGCCATAGGACGCCCCAAGGGATCGCCCAACAAGCCCAAGTCTAAAACCACCAAGGCGGTAAAGCCCGCGAGGAAGACCCATAGTCGTCCTTCCCCTAAGCCCAAAATCCCCGAAGTCATTGCTTCGGCCCTTCCTCCCGACGAGATCGAGAAGCGTCTCAACGCCATCCTGCCGGCCATCGAATCTTCCGGCCTGTCGAAAGACATGCTCATGTCGGCCTACCGGAAGGACCCCGACAAGACCCTCGGTATCATCCAGGCGATCGAGGAGTTGGAGCGGAAGAGCTATGAGAAGGCCGTGGTCCTGAAGGGCTACGAGGATACACACCAGCTTACCTTCTTCAAGCCCTATGAGTACCAGAAAGCTATTTTCGATGCCTTCAGGATAGGCTTCAACATCGTCGTACTCCCCCTCTCCAACAAGGTCGGCAAAAGCCGTGCAGGCGCCGCCCTTGTCCATTCGTGGGCTATCGGGTACGAGCCGTGGAACGAGGTGGAAAAAGACTTCGTCGGAAGACTGGGACGAACATGTCAAGGAGACCCTTGTTCCTGAACTCAAGTTCTTTTGCCAGGATAACGAGTGGACCACCACGAAGAACAACGTGGGCGCCGAGTCCCATTGGGTCCACAAGAAAACCGGTAGCGAACTCCGCATCATGACCTACCGGCAGGACAAAGACCTCTTCGAATCCTTCAAGTGCGATGCGTGGTGGCCCGATGAACCCCCGCCCCAGACCGTCTGGATAGGCATGGCTCGCGCCCTCTTCATGACGAACGGTAAGGTCTTCATGTCCATGACCCCCTTGAAAGAGGCATGGATATTCGATGACCTGATTAACGAGAACCGCCCTGACGTTAAGGTCATCACTAATGTGTCCCTATGGGACGCCCCGCACCTCTACGACAATGACATGGCCGTCCTGACGAAGTGCGGCCTTACCGAAGAGCAGTCCACCCATATTCTCTCCCTCCAGAAGAGGGAAGCCCGCAAGACCAAGAACCTGCCCGAGACCGAGTCTCTTATCAAGGAACTCATAGGGAGTAGGACCGTGGAGTTTCGAAACGACTTCGGCCAGGTCTTCACCCTCGATGCCGTCACCTTCGCCTTGCAGCGCCTCCAGATTCACCGGTTCATCAAGGAATTGAAGGACGACAGCGAGCGCATACCTCGGGTCTTCGGGGAACCCAAGCACCTCATGGGGAAGGTATGGAAGCATTTTCAGCCAGACATCCACCGGGTGGACGACTTCAAGGTGCCGGTCAGCTGGCCGGTGGACTTCCAGATAGATTTTCACCCCGCCGAGAATATTGCCATCAGCTTCCGCGCCGTCGACCCATGGGGCCGTCATTTCATCTGCGACGAGGTATGGGCCCATCTCACGAACGAACAGATCGTAGACGAGATCGTGCGCAGGAAGGAGCGGGAGGGGTGGCGCATGAAGGGCGGGGAAATTGATGCTTTGGCAAAGGGAGATTCTGCCTATGTGAAGAATCGCCGGGGAGTCGAGACGGAAGATTCCTACTACGAGATCGAGCGCTTTCTCAAGAAACACGGCCTCAAGCTCGCCGTGGGGTCCAAGGCGGAGCAGAACTACATCGCCAAAATAGAGGAGTGGATGACTCACATCCCGCCCCTGTTCTTCGTCATGGCCCATTGCGAGGAGACCCTTCGGCAGATTGACCGGTGGATTTACGAGGACAATGGGAAGCCGAGCGATAAGGGGCATTTCCCGGAATGTATAGGTCGTTTCTCTCAGACCGGCCTCCGCTATACCGACCCCGCAGAGGAGGCCCCCGTGGATTACGCGGCCCTTGTGGCGCAGGCAAAAGCTCCCCTGGAAGGCCGGATATGATGTGCCCCGTCTGTAAAGAGGAATCCCCCATCATCGTGAAGCGCATCACCGTTCAACACATCATCCTGTCAACCGTTTTTGGAGAAGAAGACATAGGCGTTCCCACACAGACCGAAAGAGTCATGTGTCTTGAATGCGCCGAGAAGGAGCCCCGCAAATGACCGAAGATGAAAAGACCCAGGAATTAACCGAGAAGTACGAGGGCAAGAAACCCAAGGAGCGCAAGTCCAAGACCAAGGACAAGGACTTCCTCGACCTCATGAGGAAGCGCCACAAGCGAGAAGTCAGAGCCGACAAGGATAACCGGGAAGAGGCGGTCAAAGACCAGAAGTTTCGCCGCGCCGGTGTGAAGGACCAGTGGGATTCTCAAGAACTCATGAGGCGCAAGAAAATGATGAGGCCCGCCATCGTCCTTGACGAGCTTTCCCGGCCCATCAATCAGGTCACGGGAGAGATGCGGCTGAACAAGGCCCACATTCACGTCCTCCCCGCCGACGACGACGCGAGCCTCCAGGTTGCTAAGGCATATAAGGACATCATCCACGAGATAGAATACGACTCCAAGGCCGACCGCATATACCAGTACGCTGGGGACATGCTGTGCGGGTGTGCCTACGGGGCGTGGCGCGTTCTTGAACGATACTCCAAAGAGAACCCCTTCGAGCAGGAAATCTACATAGAGCGCATCAAGAATCCCCTCCTCGTCTACATGGACTCGTCTGCCCGCGATGACTACTACGCCGATGCCAAGTACGGCTTTGTCATGGAGAAGGTGACGAAGGACGAATGGGAAGAGATGTTTGAAGGCAAGGAATTCCCCTCCGCAGAGAAGTGGAAGGACATGCCCGGCACGAACATGGAACTGTGGTTCGAGGAAGATGGCATATGGGTAGCCGACTACTACGTCATCGAGCCAGAGAAGACCACCTACGTCATGCTGGAGAATGACGACGTCATCGCCGAAGACGAATTGAGCAAGGCCAAGACAAAATGGCAGGAGGAACAGGAAGAGATACTTGAAGAAAAGATGAAGGCGTGGCGGCTGATGCAAGAGGTATCGGCCATGCAACAGGCGGGAGCGATACCCGCCTCTCCTCCTCAAGGGGTGCCACAACCTCAGCCTGGCCAGCCTCAAAATACCGGCAACGTTGCGACAAACACCGGCACGCTTAACATCGCTACGGGTATGAATCAGTCCCTCCCCACGGCTCCTCCTACCGGCCAGCAATCTTCTGCGCCTCAAGGGGCACCCGCCTCCGTCCCTGCGGTCTCTCCGAATCTCCCCATGCCCGAGATGCCGCCTCTCCCTCCCTCCCTCACTATCGCCAAGGACAAGAAGAAGAACGAGAGGAAGCGGGAAATAGAAGTCCCCCGGGTTAAGCATTACGTCGTGGCGGCTGACCAGATACTCCAGGGGCCCCATGACATCCCCGGTTCCTACATACCCATCGTGCTCGCCCACGGCATAGAGACGAACGTGGAGGGGAAGACGGAGTATTCAAGCCTTATCAGAAAGGCCAAGGGGTCTCAATCTCTTCTCAATCAGGTAGAGACGGCCAAGGCGGAAATCATCGACATGATGCCCAAGGCCCCATGGATCATGACATTCAAGCAGTATGCGGCCGGCGGGGAACTGTTCGATGCCGCCAACATAGAGAACAGGGGCGCCCTGCTTTACGACCCAGAAGTTGTCATGGCGGAAGACGGCACCGTCGCAGGTCTCGCGCCCAAGCCTGAAAGAGTCAGTATTGGTCAGATGCCCGTGGCCCTGTTCCAGTATTCCGAGAATATCAAGGGGTACATCGAGGACGCTCTCGGGGTAGCCCGTGCCGACACCATGAACGTGCCTTCGCCTGAAAGGACGGGGGCGGCGAGCCGCGGCAAAAGGAAATCATCCGACGTGGGCACCTTCCACTTCATCGACAATCTGAACGGCGCTATAGAACACGGTGCCCGGATCATCGTGTCGAAGATTCCCGAAGTCTATGACACCGATCGGGACGTCAGGACCATGAGCGACGACGAGGTACAGTCCTTCATCCCCGTCAACACGACCGCAGCCGATGCCCTGAAGAGGGTGAAGTCAAATCAGGGCAGGTACACCGGTATCAATGTCCAGGAACTTGAGGCCCGCGCCAAGGAACACCCGTCGAGCGAGTACAACAAGCTTTCCAAGGGCCGCTATGATGTCTTCACCAAGGTAGGCCCCCCGTTCTCGACCGCGCGGGAAGAGGCAAGCGAGCAGTTCATGACGCTCGCCACCCAGGGTCAGAGGATGAACGCCCTGGATAAATACTATGCGGTGAAGCACCTCGACCTCGGAGACGGAGGCGAATACGAAGAATCCCTGAAGCGCCTCATCCCTCCGTGGATGCTTCCCCCGAAGGAAGGGGAACAGAGGGCGCAGGCCCCAGAGAACCCGCAGCAGCAGCTTGCCAAGGCCAAGATAATGACGGAACAGGCCAAGCTCAAGCAGCAGGAACTTCACATGAAGCTCCGCATGATCGAGATACAGAAGGAGCTTGTGGACAAGGGCGAGAAGGCCATAGACGAGGAAAAGGAACTTCGTAAGATCATCAACGACGAGCTGAGGGTATCGATGTTCGGAGACAAAACAGGAGGGAGATAAAGATGAACGGGAAGAAGGCGAAGCAACTACGTCGGCAGGTGCATCAGGATCGGCCCCAGATAATCGGGGAAGACAAACAGGTGGGGATAGGCTTCTGGAAGTCGGCTAAACAGTTCGTCGTGTGCGGATATGCGACGGCCTGTACCGGCCTTCGCCGGGAATACCAGATGGCGAAGAGGGGGGCGGTATGAACATCCGCGTCCCTCACGACAAGATATGGGTGAAGCGCGACGACCCCCTCGACAGGGTGGGGCTGATTTATCTGCCCGAATCCCATTGGAGTAATCAGTGGTCCGGTCGCATCATCGCCATAGGCCCCGGAGAAGTCAACGACAAGGGCGTCTTCATCCCCACGACTCTCAGGGTAGGCGATCATGTGGTGGTGGATACCGGCCGGGCGGTCGAGACGACATACGGTGATCCCCCGGCGGAGTACCTGGTCACAAGGGAAAAGGAGATTCTTGGCGTCATTTCAGAGGGAGGAATCGTTCATTCATGGCAGAACCAGCACAGGCCGACCCGCAGGGAATGGGAAAACGTCATGCACAACACCATGAAAGGGGAAGTGACGAGGCCCGACCATCTGTAATGCCGGGGGAAACAGACAAGATTTCGCTTGACAGACTCAGAGAAATATGTATTAATGAGCATATGGTCATAATCCCCCGGAAAGAGCTTATCGAGATGGAACGAACCATAGGGCATCTCAACAGCGCCATCGTGGGAATACAGAGAAGGTTAAAGGGGTTGACGAGATGAAGTAACCCGACCCATATAGCCGTAGCTTAAGTCTCAACGACGTTCGAGAGACCAAAGGCGTGTTGATCCGTAAACCGGATTGGCACGCCTTTTTCTATTTCGTTCAAGGAGAGAAGCACATGGCAGAACTCGTGGAAGAAACCACGCAAGCCGTAAGTGAGGCTTCGGCAACCTCGGAACAGACCCCGGTAGTTTCTACCGAACAGGCCGTACAAGAGACGGAACAGGCCCCCGTCACCACAGAAGAAAAACCCGCCCAAGAAACCACCGAAACAAAAGGCTCGGAACCTTCCAAGGCGGTGAGAGAGCTTATTGACCAACGGCACAAGAGGCAGGAAGCGGAACGGCTGGCCGCCTATTGGAAGGGCGTCGCAGAAGGCAGAGCCAAGACGGAAGCGACTACCGTCAAGGCCGATACCCCCGTCGAGGACCAGCCTCCCGTCAAGCCCAAAATCGAGGACTATGACGACGTGGACAAGTTCGAAGAGGCTGTCGAGGAATGGCGCGATGCCAAGGCAGAATACCGGTTTGCTCAGAAGATCAAGGCCACCCAGGCAGAGACCAGAAACCTCACGGTCAAGGAGCAACAGAAGAAGGAGTACCAGGAAGCAGTGGATGCCCATACCTCCCGTCTTGAGAAGGCGAAGGAGGCGGACCCCGGCCTTGATGACATCATCAACGACGGGAACCAGAAGATCAGCGGCACAATGGCATGGTCCATCATGCAGTCAGAAGAAGGGCCGAAAGCCATCCGCTACTTCTATGAGCATCCCAAGGAAGCGGAAAGGATATTCAACATCGCCCCCACCATCAGGTTACAGGACGGTCGAGTCGTCCCCATGCCCGGCAAACCCTTTCGCCCGGATGTGGCCTTGATGGAGATGGGAAAGATCATGGAGCGGCTGGAAAGGCAGCCCGAACCCAAAACAAATAAACAAAGCCAGGCCCCGGCCCCTCATACTCCGGTGGGAGGAAGCAAAGGCGCAGGCCCGACGGATGACCTAGCCGTGCTTGCGAAGACGAATCCCGCCGAATATCTCAAGCGGACGGGGGCTCTAGGCTAAGGAGTAGGCTATGCCTAACAAGACCCTTACCAATACAGAGGTTGGCGTAACGGCAATCGCCGTTCTGCACAACCACAGCTACATGCTGAAGGTCATCGACAAGCAGCATTCGAAGGAATTCGGCAAGACAGGCGCCCAGATAGGTTCCACGTTCAACATCAAGCGCCCGTGGAGACCTACCGTGTACCGGCAGACCGCCCTCGCGGTGCAGAACTTCGCTGAAGACCTTGTCCCTCTCACCTTGCAGTATCCCTACCAGGTGGGGCTCAACTTCACCGACGCAGAGCTTTCCCTGTCGATCCAGGACTTCAGACAGCAGGTTCTCAACCCGTCCCTGCCCGCAATGGCTACCGCCATCGACCTCGACGCCCTCGGCCTTTCATTGAATGGCTTCCGGCAGATAGGCACCCCCGGCACTCTCTTGGGTACCCCGTCGAGTGGGTCTTTCAGCAACCCCCTTCTGAACTACACGAGCCCCAACTGGCCCCTTTTCGCCGGGGCTCTCCTTGATGACCAGTCGGCCCCCAACGATGTGAGACGGGAGATTATTGTTTCCCCGTGGGCCATGGCTCAGACTGCGGCGGGTCTTTCCGGTCTCTTCAATGACCAGAAGCTCCTCGCCGAGCAGTTCAAGACGGGCGTCATCCCGAACGGTACTCTCGGCTTCAACTGGGCCAAGGACCAGAACATTCGTAACATCACCTGCGGCACGAGGAGCGCGACGGCCTCCGCTCAGGTAAACGGTGCCTCCCAGATAGGGTCGAACCTCGTGACGAACGGGTGGGGCGCGAACGCCACCATGAATCCGGGCGAGATCATACAGGTCCAGGGCATATACCATGTCAACCCCGAGAACCAGCAGGCTCTCACCACGTACTATGCGGAGTTTGTCGTGACTACCGCGTGCCAAGCCGACGCCAGCGGGAACATGACCATCCCCATTTATCCGGCCATCACCCCGGCGGTAGCGTCCTCGGCATACGGGACGGTCAATGCGTCCCCGGCAAGCGGCGCGTCAGTAACGCCCATGTCGGGAGTCGCCGGGAATACCTATCCCGTCAACGTCATTTTCCACGGCGATGCCTTCACCATGGGGACAGCGGAACTCGTCATGCCCTCCGGCATCGACTTCGCGGCACGGGAAACCTACGACGGCGTAACGGTTCTCATCACCAGGGCCTACGACATCACGAACTTGCAGTTCCCCGCCCGGTGCGACATCCTCGCGGGCTACGCCTGCACGCGCCCCGAGCTTATCACCAGGGCCACCAATTAGGAGGTATGGATAATGCCTATACAGTTCGTCAAAGACCTCAGCGCCGACGGGTGCGGTTTCGGCCAGACCCCGGCGGACAAGATTTCTTTCTACGGTGCCCCCCCCGTTGCACAGCGGGCGGGTGGAAACCAGAGCCCCCTTCAGGGCGCACCGGGCAGCCAGTTCATTACTTATCAGTTCTCCCTCTCCCCTTCGGCTGTCAATCCCAACACAACGTCCGAGAGCACCTTCACGGGCCTTGCCAACATCCTCACGACAGATATGATCGTGGCGATCAATAAGCCCACCCAACAGGCGGGTATAGGCCTTGTAGGATTCAGGAACTCGGCCACCACGGCGGGAACGATCTACGCGACCTTCGCCAACTCGTCGGCCGTCACCACGACCCCCACGGCGAGCGAGACGTACAACGTCGTCATCGTCAGGAACGGTCCGGTAATCACTCAGGCCCTCACCCCGGCACCCGTAGCGGCCAACACCTCAGCTGAACAGATATTCACCATAGCAGGCTCAGGAGCGGCAGGCACAGCCATTATCAATGCGGCGGGCCAGGTAGTAGGCGTCAACATCACGGCGGGCGGTTCTGGATATATCGTGCCCCCGTCCCTCACCATCGCAGGCGGTGCCCCGACAGGCGGGGTAAATTCGAACCTTTCCACCTCTCCCATCATCGGAGGTTCACCCTTCTCGTCCGGGCTCGTTTCGGGCGGAGGGGATGTATCGGGCACCGCCGTAGGCCTCGACACTCCCGCCGCTACCGCAGCCTATCCGTACGGCTCCGGTGCAACCGGTATCGCCATGGTCAACTCGTCCGGTGCCGTCATCGGCGTCAAGATCACGAACCCCGGCTCCGGCTATCAGGTAGCTCCCGCCGTTTCCTTCGGCGGCGGCAACTGGTTACAGCCCGGACAGTTCCTCCCTGTTTCCAAACCTTCTTCACAGGCGGGCCTCGGTATCGGAAATTCCAGGGTCGTGGCGGATGATCAGATCGGCATCACCTTCACCAACTACACGGCGGCCACCATCACGCCGACGGCAGGCGAGGTATATTCCTTTCTTCCCCTCGATGACCTTCCCCCCGTGAGCCCTTATGTGACCTACGGGGCCACCTGCTCAACGCCGGGTGCATCCATCGCGGCCCAGGCGACGGCGGAACAGGCCATAGCCATTACCGGCATCACCAATAACTCCGACTGGGTGGTAGGCATCTCCAAGCCCACTCAGCAGAACTGGCTACTCATGGCCGGGGCGAGGGTGGCAGTGACCACCGCCAACGCCGTCTACGTCACCTACGGTAACGTGTCTTCCACCACGGCCGTAACTCCGACCGCCCAGGAAGTCTACATCGTCACCATTGGAAAACAGAGCCCCCCAATGCCGTCCAACATCTACCCTTTGTACTACTCGGGCTTCACGTCTGTCGCGGCAAACACCAGTGCCGAACAGACCGTGACTGTCTCGGGGGTGCCTGCGGGGTCGACAGTTGACCTCAACTACATGGGCGGTCCTCTTCCCGCGGGTTTGTCCATAGCGGGCGTCAGGGTCAGTGCGGTAAACGCCGTGGCCGTGACGTGGCAGAACAACACCGCTGCGGCCATTGTACCGCCTGCGGGAGTCTATGCCTTCGGAAACTTCCCGACACCCGGCCCGGGTGTGAACAACTGGGCGGCCGTCATGGGCTCCCCGTCCATATTCCTTAACTGCGGGCTCACCAACGAGTTACAGCAGACCATGGACGTCATGGGTCTCAACAACGGATCCTAGATTACGGGCGGGGGAGGGCGTCCCTCCTGTTACCCTCCCCCGCTTCAATTAAACTCCGAGGAGATACGATGATAGATGAAAGCGCGCAAATAGGAAAAGGAACGACCATCGAGGACACGGCTATCATCCAGGAAGGGTGTGCCATCGGAGAGGACTGCTTCATAGGACATTTCGTCGTGATGCGTCCGAACACGGTCATAGGCGACAGGACCGTCATAGGGCACGGCACCGTCTTCGAGGGCGAGTGTACAGTGGGCTCCGACTGCCTGGTTCACGCACAGTGCCACATCACGAAAGGCGCGACCATCGAGGATAAGGTCTTCATCGCCCCCATGTTCGTCGGCTGTAATGACCGCATCATGGTCCACCAGAGGCGTCACAAGAAGCCCTTCATCCAGGAGGGGTACACGATCAGGTACGGCGCTCGTATCGCGGCAAATGTCACGGTCCTCCCCGGTGTCACCATAGGAAAGAACGCCGTGGTGGGCGCCGGGTCACTCGTGACTCGGAACGTCCCGGAAGCGTGCGTTGCCTTCGGGGCCCCCGCGAGAATCAGGGGCATGGTCAGGGAGGACGAACTGATATGAAAGGCCCCCGGAACGTCCTCGCCATGAAGCAGGCCATGAGGCAGAAGACCCCCACCCTCGGCCTGTCCCTGTTCGTCCGGGACGAGGAAGCGCGGGTCGGAGACTGCCTCAAGAGCGTGTCCGGCATAGACGAAATGAAAGTGCTTGATACCGGGTCCATTGACAGGACCGGAGACATCGTCAGGGAATGCGGAGGAGACTTTATCAATGGTCTATACACGTGGGACGATCAGAACCCCGACTACGGAGCGGCCAGGACCGCCTCCATGCGGCTGTGCTCCACCGACTGGATACTTTGTATGGGTGCCGGGGAAAGACTTGAAGAGGGATGCCTCGAAGAGATCAGGCGAGGCCTCGCCATCATCGAGACGGACCACCCCGAAGTAGAGGCGTGCGCGGTCCTCATGAAGAGCGGGCCCGACCAGTTTTGGTCCGACCGGGTATTCAGGAACAGGAAGGACATTTACTTTCGGTCCCCTGTCCACGAATACTGCTTGGTCACCAACAAGGCGAAACTCGAAAATGTGGTCATCAACTACAAATCCAGGCCTAAGAACCTGATGCCCATTCTTGAAAACATGTGCCGGGAGAACCCCGACGACATGCGGAATCACTACTGCATGGCTCGGGAATACTTCAACGCCGGATACCTCCCCAACTCCATCTACTGGTTCGAGCGGTATATCCGTACCCGCACCATGAAGGGCATCGTCACGGGCCGTTCGGAACTCGCGGACGTCTATTTCACTGTGGGATGGGCCTACGCGAAGATGGGAGAACTGGAAGAGGCCAAGCGTAACTTCGTGCTCTGCCTCTCCGTTAATGCGGATTTCAAAGAGGCGGCATTGCTCATGGCCCAGATCGCCCTTGCCCAGAAGGACGATCCCAACAGTGAATTGAACGCTGGGCGCTGGCAGCACATCTATGAGGAGTCACAGAACCGTAACCTTGGCTTTTTGTCCAAGGGAACTTTTTGAAAGGAGACCCCATGAAGAAGAAAGAGAACGAGAAGGCCGGTAAGGAAAAGAGCGGCACCGGCGGCCACACCAAGTATGCAGCCCCGTCGAAGACCCACGTGCCCCACAGGGTCGGGAAGAAGAAGGAGAAATAGCCATGGCTATGGTCCCTAACATAGGAGTCGTCAACATCAAGAGGGATTTTTCCAAGGGTGTCTACCTGTGGCATCCCACGCAGCAGGGGGCCCGCCGGGTCACGACCGAGGATGGCTTCACCGAGGCCAGCAGGGAAGGGTGGACCGAGAAATACCGCCAGCAGGACTACCCCAAGATGATGCACCACGTTATCCCTACCCTTTCCAAGGAAGTGAACAGCGAAGACGAGGAGCAGGCACTTCTCGAACAGGGCTACGAATACTCCCCGGCGGCCTTCACCGAAAAGAAGGCGGTGGAAGCCAAGATCGCCGCGACCAAGGCAGAATTGAGGGAGTTGGAGAAAAAGGACAGGCTCCTTGCCGACACGTCCATGAAGAAGGCGGTGTAGATGATCCTGTCGGCCCTGCAACTCATCACGAAGGCATGGAAGGACTGCGGTCTTACGAAGATGGACCAGCTTCCGCCCTCCAACGCCATAGCCGATGCGATTGCCGACCTGAACATGCTCATCGACGCATGGGGCATATCGGCCGGTATGCAGAGGGCCGACATCACCGAGAGCTTCCCTGTGGTGCCGGGCAAGTGGGCCTACCGGATCGGGATAGGGGGCGACTTCAACACAACGCCGCCCTGGTTTATCTCGTCCGCCTACATCACGGACAACTTGAACAACACCTATGATGTCCAGATCACGGACAAGGTCATCTGGCAGACCTACGAAGACCGGCTCATTACGAGCAGCAGGCCGGAAGAACTTGTCTACGACCCAGGCCCCACGCAGCAGGCCGTCCAGTTCGGCACCATATTTCTCTACCCTATCCCGGACGCATGGCTTCCCTACACACTCTTTATCGTCCAGAGGAAGCCCTTCACGGAGTTTTCGGGACCCACTGACACGGTACAATTCCCGTCGAGCTACTTCCTCGCTCTCAGGTACAATCTGGCTAAGATGTTGTGGATTCAGTATCGAGACGACGGGGCACAGGTGTCTAAGTTCATCATGGGGCAGGCAAATAAATGGCAGAGCGCGGTGGTGAGCATGAACACGAGGCCGGGAATTGCCCAGATAGAATTGGGGAGAGGGAAGGGCCGATCGTTCGATATCACCGTTGGGCCTTACAGTGGAGGGGTATAGCCCATGCGCTTTAACCTGATATCCCCTGGATACCGCGGCGTCACGGACCAGTGGGACGCCTCGCGCCTCGTGAACTGGTTCGTCGCCCGTGGCGTCTCCGGCTCAAAAGCCGAGTTTGCCCTTTTGGGAACGCCCGGAACGGTCCTCCGGTTCAACGTCGGAACCAAGCCCATCAGGGGGATGCACGTCCTCGGAAACGTCCTCTATGTGGTTTCCGGGAACAACCTTTACTCCGTTTCCGCCTCGGGAGCCGTGACTCTCATATCCACCGGTGATCTTATCACGAATGTCGGGCCCGTTGTCATGAAAGACAATGCCCTTCAGGCATCGGGCACCGGCGGCAACCAACTCATGATAGTGGACGGGGCGGCGGGCTACGTCTACAACGCCGTCACGGGCAACTTCTTCACATGCGGCACTCCGGAGTACAGCGTTGCCGGGGCGTTGACTGCGGGTACCTTCCTCAATCAGGAAGCAGTCACCCAGGCGACGAGCGGCGCGACGGCTCTTCTGATAGGCGGCCCTCCCGACACGTCCGGCCCTCTGTACCTCGCCAACATCGTAGGGGCTTCCACCAGTACCGGCATATGGACAGGCGCGAAGAGCGGCGCTACCTACACTCCCACGGCTACTCCAGTGGCGCAAAGCAGCGGGTGGCCTTCGGCGGCACCGGTGGCCCTTGAATACATCGACGGATATTTCGTCGTAGGGGCAGCCGGTTCCCAGGCCCTCTATGCGTCGAATCTCTACGACGGGACATTCTACAACCCTTTGGCTGTGGCTTACGCTCAAGCAGCGTCGGACCTCGTCCAGGCCTTTGTCAACATGCAGGAACAGCTTTGCGTCATCAAGCAGTATACGACCGAGTTCTGGTATGACACAGGCACGGCCACCACGGTAGGCTTCCCCTTCTCCCGCCAGTCGGCTGCGGTCATCGACTACGGCACTCCCGCTCCCGCATCGGTAGCAAGGGGCGTCGGCTGTATCTACATGCTCGCGTCGAGGCGGACTCAGGACAGCCCGAATTTCATAGGGGTCGTGTCGATCTATGACGACCTTCCCACAGTCATATCTCCACCCTCGATCACGAAGCAGATGCAGGCATGGGCACCCTACCTCGACGTGGTGGGGTTCTGTTACGAGCAGGACGGCCATTCCTTTTATGAGGTGACGTCCCCCTCGGCAAACCAGACATTCGTCTACGACGCTTCCATTGGGGAGCCCTCAATAGCGTGGCACGAACGGTCCACCTATGTCAGCGGGGCACCCTACGAAGTGAACCGTCACGTGGCGAACTGCTACGTCTATTTCAACGGAATGCACCTCGTGGGCGATTGGCAGACAGGCAACATCTACGAACTGAGGACCGACACGTACCAGGACAACGGCAACCCCCTCGTGGCCGTGAGGACCGCCCAGATTATCGCCGACGAGAAGAAGATGCTCCATTCGGTCCAGCTTCACAAGCTGGTGGTTGACGCGCAGGTCGGCGTGGACGGGAGCATAGCCTTCAGCTGGTCTGACGACGGAGGGAACACATGGAGCGCCGAATATGTCCATTCCATGAGGGCCGTAGGAGATTACCGGGGCATTGACCCATGGATGCCGATAGGATTACATCCCTACGGGATGATTCCCCGGATATCGGTGTCCGATAATTGCCCAAGGACGATTCTCGGAGGGTACATCATATGATAGACAAAGTTCCCGATTCGTCCATCGCCCTCACCGCCCCTGTCTGGCGTGTATGGCTCGATAAGTTGAGGGATGCAGTAAATAACGCTTTTGGCGTCAATCAGACCTGGCAGGACATGACGGCAAGCCGGACGTTAGGCACAATATACAAGAACAATACGAATAAGGTGATAGCTGCGAAGTGCACGGGATGGTCAAGCGCCACCAGCACGGAGATAACGCTTAACGCTGTGTGGAATGGGAACCAAATAGGTCAATCTAGCCAGCAAACAGGGGGTGGGAATAACGTTTTCCTGTGTCAGGATTTATTGATTCCTCCCGGAGATACATACACGTTTCAGGATTCCAATCTTAACGAGTATTCGTGGTGGGAGCTTCGATGACCAATACCCTTACTTCTCAAGCCCCCTCCGAGACTGTCCACGCCACCAACGAGGCCCTGTCCACGACAGAGTACCGCGAGAAGATCACGGCGGTTGAAAAGCGCATGAGAGCCTTACCCGGCGTTATGATCGGGAACAGCGCCCCCTTGGAACACACCTTCGCCCAGGGCATGTATGTCAGGAAGATCATTATGCCTCCCGGGTACATTGTGGTGACAAAAATCCACAAGTTCTCTCACCCGGCCTTCATCCTGAAAGGTACCCTGACCATTATCGAGGAGGGAGGCGCGAGGACAGTCAGCGCCCCTGCACAGTTCATCACCCCGGCGGGCACAAAGCGCCTCGTCATATGCCACGACGAAGTGGTGTGGGTGACGGTTCACCTGAATGAGACTGAAGAGCGGGACACGGACAAACTGGAAGACATGCTCACCGCGAAGACCTTTGAAGAGTTTGACGGGTCCATAGAGGCCCTGGAGGAATAGACATGACGATGGCGTCGGCAGCAACAATCGGCGGCGGGATATCGGCGGCGGGATCCCTTGGAAGTGCATTGATCGGCTCTTCGTCGGCATCCACGGCGGCACAGGAAGCCGTAGCGGGAGAGAATGCGTCCCTCGCCGCAGGGTATTCGGGAACGCAGAGCGCGGCAAGCGCATTGTCCCCCTACTACATCGGCGGCCTTACCGATTACGATCTCCTGCAATACGGCCTCACCGGGACGACGCCCACCAGTTCCTCGACGTCCGCCAACTGGCAGCAATACGCGACCCAGGGTGGCACGGACATGGCATCTGCCATAGGGAATCTCGAGAGCTATATCAACAACTTCTACACCACCAGGGGAGGCCAGTCGGGCAAGTACGGCGCGGCCTACGAAACGGCCGTAGGCGACCTCCAGCAGCTTCAACTTCTTCAACAACAGCAGGCGGCCCAAACATCGGCGTCGAGCGCCGTCACCAGTTCCGGGATACCCGCCAATTACTTCACCAAGGCGGCGACCACGCCCTTCTCGTACGATGTGTCCACCGATACGAACCTCGCGGCATCAGAGAAGATGGCAAACAGCCAGATAGCTGCGCAGCAGGCGGCCGGTGGCGGGTTTGGGTCGGGTAACATGGCTTCCTCCATCGCCACGGAGCTTGCGGGCACCTTGGAGCCGACCTACTACAATCAGGCCCTCGGGACGTATCAGCAGAACTACATTAATACACCCCAATCCATTTACAATATGCTCTCCGGACAGTCCGGCTCCTCCACCGCGAGCAGCCTTGCAAGTCTCTATTCGGGGTCCGGCACGAGTTCGGGAAACACTCAGTCGAGCATAGGCCAATCGAACGCGTCTGGGACCTCCGCCAGTTCCGCCGCTACCACCAACGCCCTCACCGGCGTAGGGAACGCAGCAACGAGCGGAGTCAATACCTATGCAAACTACAGTAACCAATCACAGCTTGCGGCCTTGATGAAGCAGCTGACAGGCGGAACATCAGGAAGTTATTCCCCGGCCAATTATTACATCTTCGGAGGAACCGATAGTGACTGATAATTGGGCTTCCTTCTTCGCTCCGGCCGGTACGGTAAAGCCTACGACCCTTTCAGACTACACGTGGCCCGACCCGTCCAAGAACGCCATGACGCTCCTCAATGCGGCTAACGTCATGGATGAACGGAAGCAGCGGCAGGCACAGACGAATGTGTTGATGAGGAAGAATGCCCTTGAGGAAGAGAAGGGCGACATAGAGTCTTTTCTGACTCCCCTCGTAGGCGTGCAGGTTCCCGGCCAGCCCATGCTCCCGACAAGTGTCGGATATGTGGCGAAGAGTAACATCGATGCAGGGGCTAAGAAGTTTCCCAGGGGCGGGAACGAGGAATACAAAACCATAGCAACCACGATAGCGGCGCAGGATGCAGAACGAAGAAAGGCACAGGTGGCGGCGGCACAGCACTTCGTTACCGGAGGAGAACCGGAAGCGGCGGCAGGGCTATTCAATGCGGCGTATCCAGGATCATTTCCGGGCGTAGGAGGAGAATCGCCCGCAAGCACGAACGCGATGCCTCAGTCTTCGCCTACCGCACAGCCCCAGGGGAGCACCAACGCACTCCCTCAGACCGCGGCGAGTATTGCGGGACGATATGTGGCCCCTGGAGGCATGGTACCGGGGCAGACAAACGCCCTCACGCCTGCGCCAGCGACGCAGGCGCCCCTTGCAGGAAGAATATTCATAGACCTAGGCGGGAACCGAAAAGGAATGACCACCGAACAGGAACTTGCCTCTTCCCCGGAGGGTAGACGGCTTCTATCGGGCATGAACATGGGAGGAGCAAAGAAACAGCCAGTAGGTTCCGGTCAGGCTGCACCCGTCTCCCAGCCTACCGGCCAACAGCCCATGTTCCGGTCCACCCAGATTCAGAACAAGATGAACGATATTATCGGATCGTCCATGACCAATACCGAAAAGAGAAAGGCCCTTGAGGCCCTTGTGCCCATGGCAGGAGCGAATACCCGGATGTTGACCGCCATAAGGACAGAGGCGGCCTTGCTGGCAGGGGACGAAAAACAATCAAGCAGGACGGCCGAGCAGCTTATTAACATAAGGAATAACGACCCAGACCCCTCAAAGCGGGCCAAAGCAGCAAAGGAATTGAAGGACCTCCAGGAGTTCAACGCCGCAAGCGCAGGGTCTAAGTCGTACGAAACCGAGAAAAGCCGGGAGAAAGCCCAGGAGATGGACCCGGAAGATGCGAAAGAGATGGGTAAACAGTATGTCATGACGGGCACGATGCCGCAGGGCCTCGGACTGGGTTCACCGGGAATGAGGAAACAGATTATCCACGAAGGTACGCAGTGGGCCAAGCAGAACGGCATGAACAATGTGAATCTTGCCCTGAAGCAGCTTCAATATAAGGCCGATCAAAGGAGCCTCACCAAGACTTCGGAGATAGCGGCCATGACGGAGAACTACGAGAAGACCGTCGAGTCATATATCCCCATACTGAAAGCTCAATCGGCCGCAGTCAAGAGAGTGCCCATTAGGTCCATCGCGGAACTTCAGATGAGGGTCGAAAAGGACATGATAGGCGACCCCGATGCGAAGGTGTTTTATGGAACCCTTTACGAAACCCTTGTCGATTATAGTAAAGTCGTAACCGGCAACTTCGGCATGGGAGGGCTCACCGACTCCGCACGAGTGGAAGGACAGAAACTTCTTTCGGTGGCCGACAAGCCCGAAACCTTCAACAAAGTGCTCGATAACTTCCAGGTTCTCATGAACAAGAGGACAGGGGCGCTCAAGGGGACAGCCGAAGGGATATTGAAGAAGTACAACGCAGAGCCAAAGGCGGCATATCCCAATAAGGCTGCTACCGCCTCTCCTCCGGCAGGATATACGAACAGCGGGAAAACAGTGGGAGGAAAAGCGGCATGGGTGTCCCCCGACGGAAAACAAGTATGGGTAGCGGAGTAGCGTATGCCTATTGTTGACGCCAGCCAAGTTACTTTCGACACTCCCCAATCCAAGGGGCGTATTCTGGACGCCTCCACCGTCAAGTTTGATGATGCCCCTCCCCCCTCCGTCATCCCCCGGAGCTTGGGGCAGAGACTCAGAGAAGTCCCGGGCAACATCATCCCGAGCGCCACCAATTTCGCGGTTAATACGGTAAGGGGCCTCGATCCTCGGAACGGCAAAGCATTGGGAGACATTGCGGCCGGTGGCGTTGAAAAAGGCCTTGATATGATCATCGGCAAAAAGGCCGGGACAGGGAAAGAAGAACCTGCCTTCGATGCTTTTGTGACAGGAATGAAGGACCGTTATGGGGGATGGGAAAACGTCAAGAAAACCATGGCGGAAGACCCCGTGGGTTTTCTCGCTGATATCTCTTCCGTTTTCTCCGGCGGTGCCGGGATAGCAGAGAAAGCGGGCATTGAAAGTGCAGCCGCTGCGGCACGGACAGGAGCCTCCTTCACGAACCCCGTATCGCTGGCAACCAAGCCGATAGCGGCGGGAGCGAATAGAATAGCGGCCACTAAAGCCCCGGAATGGTTGATGACCAAGGCCATGAAGATGCCGCCGGGGAGCTTGCGGGATGAGGTGCGGCAAGACGTTGCCTCTACGATGTCTCGAGGGGACATTCCCTCATTGGGCAGCAAAACGCTTCCCGCCATGAACGCGAGAATGAAGGGTCTCGAGACCCACATAGACAATACCCTCGACAATCTTTCTCGGCAGGGGGCCGAGTTCTCCATAGACAAGGTGTCGAAAGCCCTTGAGGACATGAAAAAGGAGTATGTGAACCGTCCTGATTCTCAGGATTATTACCGGGCCATAGATGAGGCGAAGAAAAGCGTCATTGAGCACGATTTCGCCGCTCGTAAGGCTCAGGTAACAGTAAATGCCCCGACGAGCATAGTAGGCCCCAACGGCCAGCCTCTCACCGTTCCTCAGCAGAAAACGGTATCCGTTCCCGACACCATAAGCCTTATGGACGCCAACCAGCTGAAGAAGGGCATTTATCAGGAAATACAGTCTTATTACGCCAGAGGCCAGAAGCCGGAAACGGGCCGGGTAGGGATGAACGCCGATACCGAGGCGGCTTATACGAAAGCGAAGGCGCGGGCGGCTTCGGTCCTTCGAAACGAAGTGCTGAACCATCCCGATGTGCCTAAATCGGTAAGGCAGGCCATGCGGACAGAGGCGGGTCTCATGAACGCGAGGAAATGGGTCGAAAGAGCGCTCAACAGAGGCGGAAATCTCGACCCCATAAGCCTTTCCGGAATGCTCTTCGGCGTGCTGGTAGAAAAGGGTGTACCGGGTGCGGTGGCCTACAAAATAGCCACTACCCAAGCGAGTATGTCGAGACTTGCTAAATGGGCAGGCAAGGAAGGTAGGGCAGGGATATCGGCGGCAAGACCCAATGCCCTGTATCAAGTGGGGAAAGCCGGTGCATCTAAGCCCTATTTCAATGTGGGAGAAGGTGCTACTTCAGAACAGGTGCCATCGGGGGCGGGATCAACCCCATAAGGTATGGTAAATGACAAATAAGAAGAATGCCGTCATGGCAACACGGATAAAGAACGTCTTGATACCGTCGGAGTCAGAAAATTCGAAAATAAGGTCGAGGATGAATCTCCCCACGAAGAAAATGACGGCAATCCCCGCCACCCCCAATATCACGCCTCCCGCGATTGTCCACATGGTCATGTCCTCCTTTCCCCTATTGTCCACCCTGTCCCGTCCCAAGTCAAGAGGTATTTCATGCTGACGGCTGCTCTTCGTTTCAATGGCAAGACCCTGTCCGGGAAAACCCATCCCGACATTATCAAGGCGAACGGCATCCCGGCTGATGCGAAGGTGCAGCGAGGGTTTCTTTCTCCCGCGGGCGAGTTCATGTCTCGTGACCATGCCCGCCTCTGGCTCAAGTCGAAGGAACCTATTCTGTTCAGGAAGTGGGCGGACGTGGCCGGAGGGGAGACGGAAGAGCTTCACAGTGAAGACCTCATGACTGCCATGGGCACGGAGAAGGTGGACCTGAGTAGCAAGACATGCATCGTCTACGACCTCGGCCTGTGGACGGAGAACGCCGCACGCCTCGCCAGGGAGTGCGCCAAGGTCATGTACTTCGTCCCATGGGCAGAAGCGTTCTCGGAGCCCTTCAAGCGCGTCATAGGGGACAACCTGGAAGGCATCACCCGCATAGACGACTTCTGGGCGGAAGTGGACAAGGCGGACTTCGTCTTCATCCCTGACAACCAGTGCGCCGGAATCACCGAATATCTCAAGGCCCACGATTACCCCACGGCGGGGGCGGGCAACATCGAGAAGGTAGAGCTTGACCGTTGGTATGGCCGGGGCATCCAAGAGAAGAACGGGCTTCCCGTTCAGGAGACCCACCGGATAAAGGGCGTCACGGCGCTTCGTGAGTTCTGCAAGACCCACAAGAATATGTACGTCAAGGTGGATAACCAGTACCGCGGCATCGAGGAGAGCTTCAAATACACCGACTACCGGGACGTGGAGCCCACGATAGATCACATGGCTTTCAAACTGGGCCACCCCTACAAAGAAGAGGTGTGGTTCACCATAGAGGAGCTGCTACCGGGGGAAGAGCCGGGCCTCGACGCGATCACGTGGGACGGGGAACTTCTTTACCCCACCATGGGAGGATACGAGCAGAAAGGAGTGGGTATCATCGAGCGGGTCTATCGGAAAGAAAAGGACGTGCCTGAACCGCTCCTATGGGTCCATGAAGGGCTTGCGCCCGAGTTCAAGAAGCATCATACGCGGTTCTTCTACTCGACGGAGATCAAGATAGACAAGGATAAGATTCCCTACCTGATAGACCCTACCATGCGCCTAGCAGGCCCCGGGACGGCTGCCATACAGTCTGAATTGATCGAGAACTACACAGAGGTAGTGTACGGCCTCGCCACGGGGGCCAAGGTGCAGCCTATTATGAAGCACAAGTATGGTGCCGCCTGTGCTTTCCATTCGGAGGAAGCGAACAAAACATGGCTCAACATCACCGTGCCAAAAAAGATACGCCAATGGGTGAAGTTCAGGCGGGCGGTGAGGAAGGGCGAAGATTATTACGCGGTCCCCGGCTTCGATTCCTTGGGCACCGTCATAGGTCTCGGCAACACCATAGATGAAGCGGTGGGCCTCGTTGAAGAGCGGGCAAAAGAGATCGACGCGAAACGCATAGACAAAGGCATCGAACAACTGAAGGAAATAAAGAACAGCATCTCCAAGGGCCGTGAAAACGGAATCGAGTTTTAGGGAGATCACATGCCACTCTTAGCAGTCTGTCCAGCCGTAAGATTCAAGGAATTCTACCCCGGCACCAGCAATCCCCTGTCGGGAGGCTACGTCTATACCGTGCAGCCCGGTACCTCCGCTGCCTTTGGCTTTCCTCCCGCCTCCCCCATGACGACCTATGCCGACGCCCTAGGGACAGCACCGAACGCCAATCCGATCATTCTTGATAGCAACGGGGAGGCCCCTATTTTTATCACCGGCCCCACGAAGGTGGTTGTTTTTGACGCAAACGGAAATTCCGTATCCTCACAGGACAACCTTTCCAACTCTCCTTCTGTTACGTCTACATCGCCCCAGTTCGTGACGCAGACCACCGTTCCCACCTACGTGTCCTCGACTCAGTTCACGGTTTCTGGAAACCTGACGGCGTCTTATACCCCCGGCACAAGAGTGCAGGCAGCTGTTTCTGGAGGTAACATCTACGGGACCATCACGGCGGCGACATCCGGGGGCACCCCTATCATCACTACGGTAACGGTGGCGTGGGACAATACAGCACTGAACAATAGCCTCACCGCCGTTGCCCTTGGGGTTCTCCCCGCAGGTATGCCGACGGCTTCCCCGGTGCAGCCTACGCTCACTTTGACAGCCGCCACCGTGACATTCGCCCCCACAATCGCGAACATGGGGCAGATAATCCTGATGAACAGCACCAATGCCCCCACCTTCACTTTGCCTGCCGCAAGCACATTTCCGCCCGGAGGAGGCTTCACGGTGAAGAACATCAATGCCACGACTATGACCATCACGGGCACGGTGGACGGGACGGCCTCGCCCACGTTGGCCCAATGGGCCTTCAAAAGGATAGTCAGCGATGGGACAATATGGTATTCGGTATGACAGGAGGAACCTTGAAAAGAACCTTTCTCGCCCTTTTGATTCTGGCCTCACTCGTCGGGACAGCGCAGTCCCAGACGAATAACTGCTACACGTATAACTCCACGACCGGGACAATGGTGTGGAACGGGACATGCTCGCAGACCGTACAGAGCCCTTTCCAGATCACGGCGGGGAAGGTTGTGGCTTTTTACAATACCCTGAAGTTCCAGGGCATAGATAACCAGATTATAGACTTTTCCAATCTTCCTCAGGGAACAAACAAGCTCAAGTCGGCTGCCCTTGCCGATGCCGCTTCTTTCCAACCCGCCGGGGCGGGGCTCAACCTCGTTGGGATAGACACATCGACAACCATCACAAGCGGGACCGGGACGAAGACCTTCTCTGTCGCCACCGGCCTCTCGTTTTCATCTAACATGGTTGTGACCGCTTATGTCACGGCGAGCCCCGGCACTTACATGCAGGGGTCCGTCACGTCCTATTCCTCAACCACCCTCGTCATCAGCGCTACATACTCTCAGGGTGCCTACACCGGCACGGGCTGGACCATCCAGATATCAGGGCCACAAGGGCCTCAGGGGACGGCGGGTACAGGCGGGGTGCCGGCAGGGACTCGAGAATGCGGATATTACGCGTCCTTGCCTACTAATTATCTATGGACCACAGGTGCCTCATACATCGCCTGCGTATCAAAAACCACCTATGCGACCCTATACGCTGCAATTGGGGATGTTGTCACTACGGCAAATGGCTGTACAACAGGCTATTTCGGCATCCCCAACGAGAGTGAATCGTTCGTTCTCGGCGCGAGCGGTTCCTACCCCCTCGGCAGCAGAGGCGGGGCAGCGTCTCACACTCTTACGGCGGCGGAACTCCCGGCAAGCATCCCCTATACCGATCCCGGCCATGCTCATTCGTATCCCGGCCTCGTGGGAGGTATAGCGGGCAGCACTGCGGGGTTCGCACCAGGGGGGATAGACCAAGGGCCGGGAAACCTTGGGACCGACCCGAACCAGATCGGCATCACCATCAACCCCGGCGGCGGCAGCCCGCACAGTATCATGCCACCGTATTTAACAGCCAACTGTGTTATCCGCGCCCAATAAAGGAGCCAATATGAAAAAATTAGCCCTATTCCTTCTTTTTCTCGCCCTCTGCATCGCGCATTGCACAGCGACGTTCGCGGCGGGGACGCATACATGCGGTGCCCCCGTGTCCGTCCTTCCTCCATATGGGACGCCTAATCCGGCCCTTTCCACCTATACCGTGACGTGCAACTGGACGGGGGATGCGATCACGGGGAGCGTGCCGTCTGCGGTGATTACCGGGACATCCCCGACGGACAGCCCGAACCTATCGGGGTATTATCCCTATCAAATCGACATCTCACCCGGCACGCCAGCCCCGACCGGCTACAGTATGACCTTGACCTTCCTCGTGGGCTCGACCCCTCAAGACCTCATGGGCGGGAACGGGACCGGCATAAGTTCTACCGCAGGGAGTTGGCAGCTTCTGACGAGTGGAGGCAAGGGCTTCCGGCGCAACATCGGCCCTATCACGGGGAACGTGACGAATACGGTAGCAGGTGCGCAGGGGGCGTACACCCTGAGTTTCATACCTCAGTAAGGAGCGTCATGAAACGTTACCTCCTCCTCATTCTCCTTGGCATCCTCCTGGCAGAACAGGCGTGGGCGATCCCTCAGATTTTCGAGATGCCTGCCTGCACGCAGACGGGGTATGTCCCGACCTACAGCGCGACCACGGGGAGATATACCTGTCAGGCCGTGAGTGGGACCGCTGCGAACCCAGGGGGAACAGCAAACCAAATTCAGTGGAATAACAGTGGCACGGCCTTCGGCGGCTTCACCATGTCGGGCGATTGCACCATCGTGGTATCGACCGGGGTGGTGACATGCACGAAGTCGGGAGGGACCCTTCTCACCACGCTCTTCCAGGCAGCCGGTTCCTATGTCTCCCAATCCACCACAGTCAACGGCTATGCTCTTTCCGGAAACGTCACGGTCACCCCCGCGGACCTTTCCTTAGTCATCGGCACCAATACCGAAGCGTGGAGCGCGAATCTTGACTCATGGTCGGCAATCACCACGTCGAGCAAACAGGCAGCCCTCACCCTGACAACGACCGGCACGAGTGGCGCGGCGACATTAAGCGCAGGCACACTGAATATCCCGCAGTACGCGGGGGGCGGCTCCATGACATGGCCGTCTGCGGCTGGCATCGCGGTTTATTCCGGCTCAAGCACATGGGGGACGTCCCTCACGGCTCCGGCCGGAACAATCGTAGGCACGTCCGACAGCCAGGCCCTCACGAATAAGACCATCGCGGCTGGGTCTAATTCGATAAGTGGACTCACAAACAGCAACCTTTCGGGCTCGGCGGGGATCAGTAATGCGAACCTCGCCAATGCCTCCACGACGGTCAACGGGCAGGCCTGCACCCTCGGGTCGACCTGCACGGTAGCGGACTCGACCAAGGTGACCTCGGTCTCCAACGTATCGGCCTACATGGGAGGGGGGGAACAGTCCGTCACGGTCTCATCGAACGCCGCAACATGCAACTGGGGCTCCGGGTCCACGTGCGTGCTCACTGCACAGAACAACACGACCGCATGGACCCTCACCATGAGTAACCCCGTAGCGGGTCAGGTGTACCGCATATACGTGATTCAGGGGTCATCAGGACCGGCACCCTTGCCGACCTTCAGCCCTACAGTGACATGGGTAAGCGGATCGGCCCCGACCTTCTCGGGAGCCTCGACGAAGCATGATGCGATCACATGCCAGTACAGCGGGGCCATGTCGGCCTACTTCTGCGGATCAATCGGAGACAACTTCTGATGCGCCGGATAACCGTTCTTCTCATCGCACTTATCCTGTGGCCCTGCCTTGTACATGGGGCAGGCTGGTATAACTCATCCTGGAGCACCAGGCGCGCCGTCACGGTCACGAACACGAGCAATGCGAACACACTGACAGGCTATGCCCGCCCCATCGACCTTACCAGCTCAAATTTCGATTTCTCCGTCGCAAAGTCGGACGGCTCGGACATCAGGGTCACGGCGTCGGATGGCGTCACGCTGATTCCCTATTGGATCCAGACAGGTCCTGCTATAGTGACCCCCGATGGCGTGACGCATGCCTCCTGGAACAGCGCGAGTCAGGTCGGAACAATCTGGGTTAACGTCCCGTCAATTCCCGGCAGCAGCACGACAAGCGTGTATATCTATTATGGCAACGCCGCCCCTACATCCTTCCAGGTGCCGCCTATCGGGGCATGGACCAAATATCCAGGCAATCCGGTCATCACGTCGGACGGCACCCACACGGGCTCCCTCACGCCTGAGAATATCGTCTATGACTCGGCCACTAGTAAATACTGGATGGTCATCGACAACATGAACACGTCCAAAATCGGGCTGGCGTATTCCACCGACCTGACCACCTGGACCTACAACGGCGACCTCACTATCTCGGGCCTGAGTAACGACCCTGACGGCCCGTGTCTCGTGATAAGCGGCGGCACGTATTATCTCTATTACTCGGTAGGGACGGTGTACGGCACGTTCTCAATCCACTACGCCACCGCGAGTGCAGTTACGGGCACCTACACGGATCAGGGGGCCTGCGTCTCAACAGCCGGGGTGCTTGGTACGGGGTGGGAAAGTGGGCGGGTCGCGGAGCCTTACGTTTTCCAGCTTGCCAATGCTCACGGAAGCCTTGCGGCTGGCACATGGGTCATGCTCTACATGGGAGACAAGGCGACCGCTGCCGGGAGCGAGATCCCTCAGACCGGCTATGCTTACGCCAGCAGTCCGGCAGGCCCATGGACCAAGTACGCCTCGAATCCCCTTATTCCCCTCGGGCCTGCCGGGGCTTATGACGCTTCTGCGACGAGAGACCCACATGCCTATGAGGTAGGAGGCACCGTCTACATCTATTGCGCGGTGACGCTCCAGGACCCCGCAACAACCTCTCTGCCTTGCCACACGGCCTATTATTCCACAACTGATCTTGTTAACGTCACGCGAGGCAATATCACTCTTAGCCGGGGGAATGACAGCGCATGGGATTCCGATGCCGCTTTCAGGGGGGCAATCTCCCTATATAGCAACACATACTATTTCCCCTACGCCGGGTCAATCAATAACGTCACGAGTAACCTGGAGATCGGCATGGCGACCATGTCGGCGGTCAACACCGTCCAAGGATTCCCGCCCGACCAGGTATTCGGATTTTACGAAGGCTTCGCTTCGACTCCACTCCCCTCCCATGCCTATACGCGCCAGGAATCAGGGAGCGGTGGCAGCCTTACGATTTCAGGGAATGTCGGCACCATGGTATCTGGTGCGGGAGCCGCGGTTTACGGTATCTATACCGCGCAGCAGTTTACGAACGGTTACATCTTCGAGGCATACACGCGCAACGAGCAGGCCGCGAACAGCACGAACCACTACGACATCATGGGGTTTGTGGCCGATTTCTCATTGAATATCTTCGCGTGCGTGTGTGACGGTCTGAACGCTTCCGCCTATTGGCAGGGAATGAGCAATAATGTATCGAATAACGCCACGGTCACGACGACGCAGGCGCTCGACGCAACCGCATATCATCTACATAGGACGTGGCTCAATAGCTCGACAGATGTCAAGATTCAGAATGACGCGAACGCCTTCGTGGACATCTCCTCGGCCACTGCTACGCCGACCAATACGATGTACGGGACTTTGTCGCTGGGGGCTGCGTCGTCACAGAGTAGCACGACTATGCTCATTAAATACATGCTGGTCCGCCCCTACAGTTCCCCCGAGCCGACAACGAGTGTGGGAAGCGCGCAGAGCAATGTGACAGGCGGGTTTATTTTTGATGGACCTTAAAAGCGGGCGACAGGAGGACGGATAAAGGAGAGTGAGATGGACTACGGCACGGCAGCAGTAATAATCGGCGCAATGGCAAGCGTGGTGGCGGTAGTCCTCACGAAGCCTCACAACGATAAGACATGCCCCTTGCATGGGGGGGTGGCGGACGCGCAGAAAGAGCTATGGGACGCTATTAGCGAGATACGAACCGACATGAAGACGGTGCTACAGAGGACGGCGAAACTATGAAGGAATCATTTTCCGAAGCAATCGCCTTTACCTTCCGGGAAGAAGGCTATCTCTCATCCGACAAATGGGGCGGAGACACCGTCTATGGCGTGGCTCGGAAATACTGGCCTCGAGACTACGACGCCATCATGTCACTCACCCGGAAGGGTGATAAGGCAGGCGCGGTTGCCTACGCCACGGAGTTTTTCCGGCGCAACATGTGGAACGTCATCCACGGGGACGATCTGCCTCATCCCCTTGATGTGGTGGCCTTTGACTCCGCGGTCAACCCCGGCCCCGGATGGTGCGTCGAGACCCTGAGGGAAACGCAGAGTTGGCGGAAGCTCCTTGACCTGCGGGAGAGCTACTACGAGGAGAGGGCCCGGCACAACCCCGCGAAGAAGAAGGACCTGAAGGGGTGGGGAGTCCGCTGTGATGCCCTGAGGGCCAAATACAAGGAGATGCCATAATGCCACCCTGCAACCTCCCTGATTGCGACAACCACGCGAAGCTGATGGAGCTCCTGCAGAAGGACCAGGATGCAGTTGTGAAGGAGACGCCCGCAGCCTGCCGGTTGTGCGACTACTTCATAGGTTTCGACATGTTCCGGATGATTCAAAAAGGAAAAAGGAGGGAGGGAAAGTGAAGACGTTTATCTTAAACTCGCTTTTAGCTCATTGGCAGTGGTTCACGTGCGCGGCATGTTGGGTCGCCATGGAGGCCGTGCCTCAGAAGTATTTGCCGACACCTGTTCGGCATCTTCTCGGCCTGGTCGTCAAGCTGGCAAAAAATCCAAACGTGGTGTACGAGGTGGATGATGGAGAAACCAAGCCCGGAACTGTCGGAGGTCCTGCACCCGCCCCAACCCTCGGGGCTCCTCATCGAGATAGTGGGAGCGTGCCGGGAGGCGCAGGACAATCCGGAGTCGCAGGAAAAGGAACAGGTGGATCGGGAAACGGACAGCCTCAAGGGGGGTCCGGGTGGAACGAGGATCGAAGGAGCGATATCCCTTCATTTTAGATAAGGAGGATCACATGAAAAAGACACTGATCTTACTGGCATTGGCAATAGCATTCTCGGTCGGGAATTGCCCCGGGTGCGTGGATTGTAGGGCATATGCGGCGGATAGCACGGCGGCAACGCCCGCCACGGGCACCACGGAAGAATCCATAGCCACTATCGCCACCCCTTTTACCTTCGGGGAGGATAATTTCATCTGCTCACGGTTCAAAGGCAAGTCCTTTTTTGTTGTGGGCGGCAGCGTCGCCCTCTTGGGCTACACTAAACCCCTCTCGTCCACGGACGGCAATAGCCTCGACCTTACCCTGAACCTCGGCGCGGGTAGCGCGGTCTCCGGGGATTATACGGGGGAGACGGCCATCACCGGCGCCATAAGCATTGACCTCATCAAGCTCATAACCGGCGTCAAGGGGGTGTCCATCAAAGAGACCAACCTTGCGGCGAAGTGGCTCATGGGCGGCATTTATAACACATACGACAGTAAACTGTATGCCGCGACGGGCATAAACCTGTCCTGGTAGCGAACAAAAATAAGGAGAAAGAATCATGTTCGAAGAATTAAAAGCGGCAGCAGAAGCTCTGGAAGCAAGGGCAGGCGAGGCGATCACTCAGGCCCAAGGGGAAATGACGGCCATGGCGGCGAGGCTTCGGTCCATGGCTGATGTTCTGGAAGCGGCAGCCGGGGTAAAGAAGGAAGCGGCGTAACATATTTCCCAATCGGGAAAAATGATAGGGTGGAACAGGGGCCTCTTCGGGGGCCCTTCCACATTGGGGACTGTTTGGGGACTGTTTATAGCCGGTCGTCAAGGGCGACGAATTGAATGCTGGTGCGGCAAAAATGAAAGCCGACGGGGAGATCGCTCCTTCGTGCGGATACGGGCGGTCTTCACGGCCACATCTCCGATGACAAGGTGAATAGCAGTTATCGCGTCCTTGATATCGTAAGCTGTGCCGTTAAACTTCGTCAAGACATTCCTCTCAAGCGCTCACGTCTCCTGCGGCTATTATCCGCCCCGTGAGGAGGGACACGACCAGGGAGAGGAGACAGTACAGAAGGACCTTCATCTATCCCCCTCCGCGACCACCCACCGCCGGCGCTCAAGCATCTGTAGCACCCGCATGGAGTCCTCGCTGACCTTCGTGTTGTGGGTGGTGCCTTCACGCAATATTCCACCAGTTTCTATGGCAGATAAGGCGGATTCGTGTTCCTCTGGCGGCTTCCACCCCCTGAGCCTCAGCACATTAAAGATTCTCAGCGCCGTGTCGCCTCGCAAAAACTTATCCATGTTTTCTCCTTGTCCCCACCCAAACCAACCCGAACAGCGCCATAACGAGCAGCGCCACCAGCCCGGCCAGTATGGCTATGATCCATGTCTCGGGGGTCATAGCTGCTCGCCCACGTAAATAGCCACAGCCAGCGCGGACATGTCGTGACTCTCCCACCCCTTGACCGTCAGGGCCCCCGTTTTGCCCCGCTTGGCCGCTGGGAATAGGGCCGGGTAATGATCGACCAAATATTCCTTGAGATATTTATCGCTGCTCTTGTTCGCCACGCCCCATTCCCTGAGGATTTGAGGCCGAGGAATCAGCGACACAGGGACTGTCGAGACGTGCACAAAACCTCCGTACCACTCCACGGTATCGATTGTCTCATTGCCGAGGACCTGACCATAGGATCGGACGCGCTCAATGGCGATGCGGTTATAAAAGGGTCGCCCATTTTTGACCTGTGTCAGCATCATATCGTTGGTCTGGGTGCCATGGCCTATAATGGTTTTAGAGCACGAGTCCCACACAGCCCATCCGCTCGTTTGCGGGTTTGGGTCTATCCCAAGCACAATCATTTCCACACCCTCATCGCAATCACTACCCAAACGATCCCCGCCCATATCGGCAGGGAGAATAGGGCCGCGTAATATATGCCGCGAAATGGGTTATTCATGGGTTACCTCCTTCAATCCGTTTATCGCCTCCACACTGCGTCTCATTTCCCCTACCTATACAATGTGTCATGTCCACCCCTTATCGTGCAGCCTGCGACGTCATACCGGCCCTCCTCGCGAAGTATGGCCCTTTCCTCAGCCCTAAGTTGCACGGTTTTATCTTCCTCCTTCAGTCTCCTCAAATCCTTCAAATATCGTTTTCCGTCCCGCTCTACGACCGCCCGATAAAATCCGCCCTTCTTGTGATACATCCCGGTCCACGTCCACGATGTCCAATTGCCGCGCAGCTCGTGATAGAGGACTGTGGTCCCCGGGGGGAGGGCGGCAGCGGTTAAGGGGGTCAAGATGATCTCCGCTTTATGTTTTCTTTGATCGCCGCAACAACACTGATGGGTTCCCATTTGCTCACAAGCATCTTCCGGGGCATGTCGCAGTTATTGCACTGGTAAATCCATTCAACGCCCGTGTCGGCTTCGATAACCTCTACTCGCCGGAAATTCTCTACACGTCCACATGTGCAACGGATGTCCCTGAAAATGTCGGTTATCATTCGTACTCACCTGTTACGATGTCGTAATGCAAAACCGCCTTACCTATTTTTCCCACGTCCTTGAACCTGATCTTCTGGACGTGTATTTCCACTTCGTTTGTTTCCATATCCGGCCGATGCACGCAGATACAGTTGTCGGCCTTGTTGCGGAAATGCGCGGACCCTGAGATGTCGTATGGGGTCGGCGGCAGATAGGTCCCGTTGTCCTGCTTCTTGAGCTTCGTTGGGTGTGCTACGAGCCACAGATGCAGGGCATATTTCCTGGCGAATCTCCGCATTTTCGATAGACAGAATGAGGTATATTCCGTCTCGTTCATGTTGACCGGCCTCGTGTGGTCAACCTCGTTCCACGGGTCGATCACCACGCCCCTGATGCCCTTCTTGAGCACCACATGGGTGCAAAGCTCAAGGATGCCATCTACGGTCATCAAATTCTCGGGGGGCAAAATGAAGGTAAAGAAGTTATTCAGGGTGCCCCGGGCCGTTGCCAAATCTCGCTTTGTCAGCCGTTCGCGCCGCTTCATGGTGCGAGGCTCGATCCATGTCTTGAAAAACGGCCGGCCGGTTATCTTTTCCATGATCTTTGCTATGTGGCGCTCTATGGGCTGATTTTCAGGGCTGAATACTGCAAAATTCCACTTTTCGGTCTGTACGAGGTTTACCATAAGGGCATCGAGCCATTCCGATTTGCCCATCGACGGGATACCCGTCACGACGGTAAATTCTCCGGGCCTGACCGTGTAAAACTCGCCTACCTGTGTCCATCCCGGATATTTCCCGGCCTGCGGACCGTGTTCGTACAGCCGTTCCACGTCGGCCCACACATCATCTACATTAAAAATACCCTCTATCGGGTAGTCTTTGGCTTTGTCTATGGCCGATATAAGTGCCTGAGGGCCGTGCTTTCTCAGCACGTCATTAGCATCCTTGCACCCTTCCGGCCACTCTACCCGCTGGCATCTGTGCTTTCCGAGACGGCGGGCGAGTTCTTCTTCTAGTTTTAGCCCTGGTTCGTCATTGTCCACCGCAAGGACGAAAGCCTTGATGCCCTCCAAGAACTCGTTACAATTCTCCAGGAACTCAAACTTGCTCTCGTAATTTTTTGACTTCGGGGACGGTGCGCCGTCGGGAACCGAGACGCAATGTTTAATCCCCGCCTCATAGAGCGAAAGCTTGTCTATCTCCCCTTCGACGATGACAACGGTATCTCCATTACAATCGTCCATGCCGTAGAAAATCCGCTCGGCGTTCTTCTCCAAGCGAAACATCTTGTCCGCGGACCTGCTCTTGACATTGATGACCTCGCCTTTGCGGAAGAAGGGAAAGCGCATCGCAGGGCGCTCTTCCTCGACCTGGGGAAAATAGACCGGCTCCGCGCCGATGAAGTTGGCCGTCATGGTGGTTTCTGATATGCCGCGAGCTGCGAACCATTTCAGGGTGTTTTCCGCGAGCACACGCACGCCGGGGGCATAGTCGGGCCGAATATATTTCTTCTCGGTAGGTTCGACATCCCCGCCCTTGTGCGTCACTCCATCGGCAAGCGTCCCCGCATGGCCGCAATGGAAGCATACAAACTTTCCCTTATCGCCATTAGCCGAAAGGCATTTGACCGTGCTTTTTTTCCTGGTATGGCTACACACCGGGCACGTCGAGGCCCTTTCTCCCGTGAACGTTTCGGGTAAATCAAGGCCAAAGTCTTTCCAAGTCTTCAAAATGCGAGACCTCCCATGGGCTTTTTTGCTTCCGTCCTGTCCTTTTCCCACGTCCTTACCGCAGCTTTCCAGTCAACCATTCTATTTTTCCCCACCTTCCACCCTACGGCCTCGTAGTGGTTCCACCACACCTTGGGGTCCACACCGTTCTTGCGTTCCTGACAGTAGGCCGTTACCTGTTCGATGGTCGGAGGAATTTTATCTATCTGCCCCTCGGGGGGTTTGGGGGGTATAGTTTCTGTTTCTGTTTCAGTTTCAGTTTCAGTTTCGTCGCGACACTCTCGCGAGTCTTTCGCGACACTCTCGCGAGGATTCAAAATCTCTTGTGGTGGCGCAGGGTTACGGTTGACCTTGCTCGGATGGTCGACTTTTTGGTGCTTGAGAAAGCCGGGGATGAAATAGTACCTCTCGCCGCTCGCCTCGAAGGGAAGGATGCGCTGCAAGTGCTCAAGCTCGGATAGCCACTTCTCAAAAAGCCCCGTCTCTATGTCGTCATACGGGAAAATTTGACTCTTCAGCCATGCCGGATGTGCTTTACAAACGCCATAATCATCACTGCATGTCCACATCAGCGCGAAGGTTAAGCGAGCGTCTCGCGAGAGTCTCGCGAGCTTCTCGTCACTGGCAAACTCCGGCTTGATTACCCTGCTACGTGCCATTTATCGCCTATCCCCTCTCGCCCCGCGCATATTTCCCGATGGTGTTGTACCCCACGTGCAGTTCTGTTTTAATATCCAACCAGGACGCCCCTTCGGCCTTCATGCGCTTGATGGCCGAAATCTTCTCCGGCGAGAGCGTCTTGTGCCAGTTACTACCCGGTCCTGTTTCCTGACGCATGTAGGGCAGAGGAATACTGTTTTTGAGCCGGTAAGCGTACTGTTGGACCGTGGATTTGGCTACCCCGAGTTCTTCGGCGACCTGGCGGGCGCTTCTGCCTGCCTTCAGGGCCTCGGTTATCGCGTCCTGGAGGTCAGCAGCAAGGGCATTGCCTCCGCTGTGGGCAGGGGCGGGTTTAGAGGGGTCCCGTGGTCGTCTTCCCGGTCCTTGCGGCACGTCGGTGGGGTAAGTAGCGCGGATATCGGCGGGCGCAAGGGGCGGAACTTTGCGGACCAAATATAGGCCGCAGCAGTGAAAGAGTAAGTCCCCCTCGTCCGTCTTCTCGACTCGCTCATCAATCAACTGTGCGTCACATTTCGGGCATGTTGGCATGGTTACCTCCTATCAAGTAGAGTCTCAACAATTGACCTGAGTAATATTGATATTATTGGTGTTTTCCTCCGCTTCTCTCGGCTTCCAGTACGCCGCGATATATTGAGCAAGTGCGAAAGGGATTTTGGCGATCATGGCGGAGGCGGCCTTCCGGGCGGGGGACTTGGAGCCGTAGCTTGCGGACGTTCCGCCTGCCCCTCCCTTGCGCGCTTCCGCGAACCAATCGCCGCCCTGCTTCGTCCCTTCCACGCTCGCCGTCTGAAACGATTTGCCGGAGCCATCGAAGCGGAAGCCGGGGAGTTTACATCCTTCTAATCGATTGAACCTCTGATTAGGTTGATGACGTGGATCATCTGGCAAATACCATGTTTTACAGGCGGGATTCTTGATAGCTTTTGCGGGCGGCATAAGCGCCGGAACATCCCCCCAAAGGTAGAAGCTCCCATAGTGCCATCGTGCCCGCCCTACCCACTTCTCGGCGCCCCGGACATTCTCCACAACCATCGGAATAAAATGCCCCGCCGCCTCTATCGCTTCCCGCTGAATGCGAAAACAGGCGTCGAAGAGGGCGGTTAGTTCAGGTACGGTGCGTGAGCCGGTATAGCCCTTTGGGAAGTCGCCTTCGCCGCGTAATGCCTGTCCTATCTGCTTTGCTCTGCTCCACGGCATAGCCATATAAGAGAACTCCTGACAGGGCGGTGACATAAGCAGCAAATCAGCGTCCTTCCAGCGCGCGCCGTCCACGGTCAACATGTCTTGCAAAACCAGCGTTCCTGGGTATCCTCCGGTTCCATAATCATGTCTTTCAATATCAAACCCAATGCACGTATACCCCTCGACAATGGCTCCCTCAGACCAACCGCCTAAACCGCAGAAGCCTTCTATGCAAAGCGGCTCCATCTCTCCACCCTCACCAGCTCCCCCTCAAGATCGTCACTCCGGATGTTGCAGACGTGGGGTCGGCAGTCTGGACGCTCGGGCCGGGGCAAGTAGCGGTATTGAACAGCATGCGGCAATAACACGGCTGCTCTGGCGTCTCCCAACAGTAGGCGCATGGTCCGCAGCGTGGGAGGGATTCAAGGGTGGCGAGGGCATAGGAGGGGATCATACGGCCACCTCCTCTTCCTTTCCATCTTGCGTAACAGCGTCGAAAAGTCCCGGCGTTGCCCTCTTCTGTTCCGCCGCCTTCGCGTAAAAACACGAATCGAGCCAATAGCTATGGGCCAGTTCGCACCCGAGCCCGTAGCGGCCCGCGAGCACCGCCCGAAAGGTAACCGTACCGATCCCGTTGAAGGGGTCGTATACTACATCCCCAGGATTACTCATCTGCTCGATCACCCTATCCGCGATATCAAATTGCATCGGGCAATTTTTGACAATGCAACCCTCAGCTGTGTAACTCTCGTCCTCCTCAATTCTTAAGTTCCACGTCTCGACTTCTCCGGCATCTTCAATTGATCGGATTTTCTTCCATGCCCCGTCTTCAACCACGAACGGCTTTGATCGATTAATGACCGTGTCAAAACTGAGCCCCCATTCTTGGCACATATGTACGGTCCGTCCTTCAATCACACCTTCGCGTTCTGGCCGACTCGCATAGACGCTTGCAATAGTGCCGTATACTCGCTGCGCAAGGTGGGAAATACCCAGCAAAAGGGTTCGGCTGATACTGCTTGCCATCCATCGTTGTCGTTTTTCATTGAGACAGCCATCTCCGGATAAATATCCATGAAGAAGCGCAGTCGCATATTCGATTGGAAGCGTGAAAGATTCAGGCGGTAGGTGCTTCCCCCCTGCTCCCGATCCGCATTTATCGAGGATGTTTCGAAGCTCTCTTTCTGGATCATATAATTGCAATTGAATTGCTGTTCCGATAGAGGGTTTATTTCCGCCGAATCGACCAACTTTTAACGAGAAGTCTTCCCATTTATCCTTTCCACAACTGATAATTGCACAACCCCGAGTAGATATGTGGCCGTCAGCCAACCACCGCCCTACAGTCCACCACAGCGTACAATCTGCGTTGACGGGGAGTTCCGGCTCTGGTAGTTTGAGATTGACATAAGCGCCAAGCAGCCGTTGCGCCTCTTCCCAATCGGGCCTGATAAACTCTGCCCCTTCGCGCGACCTAACCCGCTTTGATACACGAGCCCACACTTTATGATCAGGCGTCAGCGTGAGTCCAGGAACACCTTGGCCTTTTATCGTTATTGCCCTTCGAATTCCCGTATTTTGTACCACTACTACCGGCTTCCAACGTCCTTTATGCGTCAAAGCGTGTTCGCCGATGGTCACCTCTTGGATAGGCACATAGCCTCGTTCCTTCGTGAGAACCATCGACCCCCTCGCCAAGCAGAGATGCATCTCCTTTCCTTTGGCGCTCTGTGCCCCGTTGAGCGTTCTCATGCGCGTGATGTCCGTCCAGACTTCCGGGCTCCACGACTGCGGCTGAAGGAGCATAAAAGTCACGGGTAAGCGGCCGTGCTCATAGATCGTCTGGCCTATCTCCACGTGATGTTCAAAGTCATAGACCTCGTGGAGCGAGTAATCCCGGAAAAGGCGGAAGATCTGCTGGTGAGTGAGTTGTTTAAGCTCTTCGGGGTCCATGAGTCTGTCCCCAGAGGACCTTTCAAACCCGTGAGCATCTACCTGCCATTTCGAGAGCCTATATTTATCCTTGCTCTTCACCACGGGCAGGTCCGCATATCCGTTGCTGTTATCCGTAGGGGGCTTGCGGAAAATAAGGAGATATTCCGGCATCCCCACGCCCATCTTCGTGCCGTCCTTGCACTGTTCCGTCCACCCGAGACGGTACGTCTGGTTGTTCTCCCGGACCACATCCGTGACGATGGTTTTCATGCCCATGTAGGCGAAACCGTGTTTCATAAAATGATCGGTCACCCGCATGTGGAAGGGGTAGACGGTCTGGAAGCCAAGGCCCGTGAGGCCGCTCGGCACAATTCTGTCTTTTACGTGGATAGCGGCAATACGCCCCGGTTGGAGCACGCGCAAAAGCTCAGGGGTGAGGAAATCCATATGTTGTAAGAAATGCTCGTTGCTGTTCGTGTGGCCGAGGTCGGCGAAGTTGGGTGAGTACTCGTATTGAGTAGAAAAAGGAATTGACGTGAGAGTCAGCCCGACGCT